CCTTCACCCGCGAGCTGCGCGCCGATGCTGATGAGCGCGCCGCCGAGGATCGCGTTCATCGCGTCGAGCTTCACGCCGAGCGAGGTGAGCCGTTCGCTGAGCGCCCCGGAAAGGTCACGCAGCTCGCGGGTGAAGGAGTCGAGCGGGACGACGGCCTCCGGGCCTTCCTCGCCGATGATGCCGAGCGTGGCCTGCTCGAAGATGCCGCCCTTGGCGTGCGTGCCGACGTGGACGTGCGAGTAGTGACCGGCCTTGATCGTGGCGTCCGTGATCGGTCCCCAGCCTGCGCCGGGGTGCCACCATCCGATAGGCGAGTAGATGACCTCGGCGATGCGAGGACGGCCTGCGACGCGCTGCGCGAACATCGCAGCAGCCGGGCCAGGAGGCCCTACGTCGATTGCCTGTCCGGTCGAGTGCAGCGAGACGTTGCCACTCGACGTGATCGCGCCGGGCCGGTAGCCGGACTGGAGCGACAGGCCCATGCTCTGAGCAATCGCCAGCTCGTCCAGAATCTCCGGGCGCAGGCCACCGGGGTTCTTCGCCAAAGGTCCGCCTCCGGCGCTCGCCGGGAACAGCCCGAACAGGTCGGCGTCCGACATGTTCTCGATGAAGTGCGCGGCACCGTCGCCGATGGCGTGCATCAGGCCGTCGCCGCTGGAGCGGTCGTTGAACTCAGCGCGGGTGCCCGAGCCGAAGCTCAGATTCACCTTGACGTTGACGCTCTTGCCCTTGAGGTCGTTGATGTCGTGCTGGAGACCCAGGACCTTGCGCTGCGCGGCGGCGACATCGGACGCGATCCCCTGGAACTTCGATCCGATCCCCGGCAGGTGCGACGCCGCCGAGACGATCCCGGCGAGGCCCCCGAGGAAGTCGCTGATGCCGCCGAGGATGAAGCTGATCGCCGTGAGGACGGCGTTCTTCACCGCGACGAAGGCCCCGCTGATCCCGTCGATCACCCGGATCGCACCGCCGATCAGCTCCGGCAGGACGTTCACGAAGAAGATGCGCAGCATCGGCAGGATCACTTCCTGGATCACCCAGAAGGCGGCGTGGATCAACGGCCTGATCCGCTCGAAGATGCGGCGCAGCTCCGGCTCGTTCTCGTGCAGGACGGCGATGATCGCCTGGAACATGTCCCGAGCCGTGTGGTACATGTCCACGAAGATCGGGAGGACGTAGCTGCGGAAGAACGCCACGACGCCCGCGATCACGTTCTGAATCTGCGGCCAGTGGTCGCGCACGGTTGCTGCGACCCCGGCGACGGCAGGCTTGATCCCTTCGACTAGCGAACCGATGAACTCCTGCACCTTCGGGAGAGCCGACGTGAGGCCCCCCATCAGCGCCGTCATGGAGGGCAGGAGGGCCGACATCATCGCGCCGCCCGCGCCCATCACAGACTCCTTGAGGATGTTGAGCTGGCCTCCGAAGGTCTTGCCTGCGGCCTCCGCCGTACCGCCGAACTCCTTGCCCAGCTCGTTGAGGATGACCTTCTGCGCCTCGGCGGTCTTGCCGCCCTGCATCATGGCGTCCCCGGCCTTCACCATCGCCGGAGTGAGCTGGACGCCTGCCGCCTGCGCTACCTGCTCCAGGTTGCCGCCGAGCTTTTCAGCCTCCTTACCCGCCTTCATCTGCGCGGGCGTGAGCGTCCCCGTGAAGACCTGCCCCAGGGCCTCGAACGCGGGGAGGCCGACCTGGAGCATCTTGATCTGCTCCTTCTGCTGGTCGGTGAACGTGACGCCGACGCGGGACAGCGCCGACATACCCTTGAGCGGGTCGTTGAGCGCCTTGCCGAGCTGGATCGCTTGATCCTTCATGTCGGTGCCCATCGCAACCGACATGTCCGTGAGAATCTTCGTGGACTTCGTAAAGATGTCGTTGCCCTTACCGGCCTCGTTTCGGACGTTCGTGAAGGTGAGCAGCATGTTCTCGCCGCTCTGAATTGCGTCGTCGTCAATCCCCGTCTTCCGCATCAGCGCGGTAGACAGGTCGCCGACTTGCTTCGCGGTGACGTGCGCCGCCTCACCCGTGGACGAGGATGCGATCCTCGTTGGTGCCCGCGCCGAGGTTCGTCGGGATCGACGGGTCGATGAAGACCGGAAGGCCGAACATCGAACCGGCGAGGCCCTGCGCCCGGACGGTGAAGACGCCCATCGGGTTCTCTGCCTCCACGGACATCCCGGCGTATGCCGAGACCGGGACGACGAGCGGGCGGTTCTGCGTGTCGGTCTGCGTCGCCAGCCAGTTCCAACGCCGAGGGTGCATGACGATGGCGCTCGGCTCTGCGAAGCGCAGCGTCTCAACCTGCGAGACGGCCTGACCGATCACGGTGTACAGCTCAGGGCCGGTCGGCGTGGCGTCCGTGTAGGTCACGGTCGTCGTGCCGGTAGCCGAGAGCAGACCCTTGATCGTGCCGCCCGTGCCAGCGCCCGAGATCACGCCCTGGTTGAGGCGGAGCGCGTACTGCTGACCGAGCGAGTTGAAGATGAGCTGATCCATCGACGGGTTACCCCGGTCGAGGAGCTGCTGCGAGATGTCCTGCTGGCCCGCGATGGTCGAGACGTTGATCGTCAGCGACCCGGTGGTGGCATCGACCTCGGTGATCGCCGCGTTGTCCGACGCCTGGATGCCGACATCGGGGCCGGTGGCGAAGCGCGGGATCGAGATCGAGTTACCTGCGGGCGGTGCGCCGAGACGCTGGCCGACGAGGTTCGCCGTGACGCGCCCTGCGCGGGCAACGTCGAGCCAGTTCTGATTCAGCCACACCGGAGGGATGAAGTCGCCGCCTGCCGTGGCGGACGAGGAGATGTCACGCATCTCGACGGCCATCTCGTACTGATGGCGCTTCAGCCGCTCAGCGGCGTTTACGTTCGTGTCCTTGGCGAGCAGGTCGCCGATGAACGAGTGCGATGACGTGCGCTCGTAGGTCAGCGGCTCCTTGCCGACACGGATCGAGACGTTGGAGTTCGTGCTGGTCGAGCCGGTCGAGCCGGACTCGGTGGCGGTGCTGGTCGAGGCGGACTCAGGAGCAGCGCGGAAGACCTCGCTGCGAGCCTTAGCGATGCGCTCCAGGCGGTCTACGTTCTCCTTGCAGCGCTGTGCCTCTGCCTCAGCCTCGCCGAAAGACTCGGTGAGGGCCTGGACGACGGCTGGATCGGCGTCGGTAGCAGCGTTCTCAAGCCGCGCTGCGGCCTCCGTCATGTGGTCGATGGCCGTCTGCCATGCCGCACGAGCTTCCTCGATGCGAACCAAAGTGTTCATTTCGGGTTCTTCCCTTTCTGGAAGTCGGTCCTGTGGGCTTCCAAGCGGGCGCGCAGATTGCGTAGCGTGTCTTCGCGTTCCGTTTGGACCGATCCGCCCGCGTTGCGCGACGGACTTTCTTCCGTGGTGCCAGCCATCGGCTCGACATCACCATCGGCCCCTTCCTCATGAGAAAGGCGACCGGATTCGTGTGCGAAATCGTATGCACGCTGTCGGACGAGCTGTGACACGGTTTGCGGGTACGCGCCCTGCACCGTGATCGTCACGTCGTAAAGCTCATCGACTTCGTGAACTGTTCGGGTTACCTCGCCGTCCTTTTCGACCCACTCATCGGATGCGACGGTGAAGGCGAAGGACGCTTCCCGGATGATCCCCGCGTCCATCAAGGACTGGAGATCGTTCGCGTATGTCGTGGGGACTACCCGCGAGAAGAAGCGCAGGCCGGTTGGATCGACCCGAAGCTCAAGTGATTCCGGGTCGGTGGCCTTGGACGAGCCGAGGATGTAGGAGCGGTCGTGATCCCAGAGCAGGAGAACGTTGTTGTCCTTCGCCAGGGCCTTGTCGAACGCTCCGACCGCGATCTTCTCGCGGAAGCCGCCGAGATCGAGCGAAAGGCGGTTGAAAACCGAGGCGTAACCCTTGACGACCATCTGGCCGTCACGAAGCGGGTCACCTGATGCCCGGATTTCGATCTCCGTAGGGAGAGACGAGACAGGAGAACCACCACGCCGCTCTACCCCGCCGAACTGCCCGAACCGCCGTTCCACCTCGCGGTCAAGGGCAGAGCGAAGCTCCGGCGTGGTAGCCGGGTGGTTGAACGACATGAAGGTGCCTCCTAGTTGCGTTTACGCGGCTGTCGCCGACGTGTCGGAAGGGGCTGGGAGCTGAATCGGGTTCGGTGCGCCGCCGACCGGAGTGATCTGCGGCACCATGCCCGGCGTCTGCGAGGGATCGGCAGGCATCGGGGGCAGGGGAGGACGGCCCATCTCTGCACGGGCCTCGTCTACGAGCGTCACGCCGTCCTGTACCTGCGAGTGCAGGACCTCGGCGCGCGTCTTGGCGTCGGTGCGCAGGAACTCGTCCACGAAGAACTCCGGGTAGAGATCGCCGCCTCCGAACAGGTCGGGATCGGCACGAAAGGCGCGCTCGATGCGCCGGATGCGCGGCAAGAGCGAGAAGTTGAGGAAGTTCAACGACTCCTGTTCCGTATTCGACGGGTGTGTGGCCTGCGCGTCGAGCAGCGCGAGCGGGACGCGGAACATGCGCGCGATCTGCGCCAGCGAGAAGTTCTGGCTCTCTACGAACTGCGCATCGCCGAGCGTGACGGGGATCGTCTTCACGTCGCCGCCTGCGCCGAGGACGGCGGTTCGGTGCGCGTTGCCGACGCCTGCGTGGTCGGAGTTCCAGACCTCCGACCACTCGCGGGCCTGCTCCCTGGTAACCGTCCCAGGGAAGGTGAGGACTACGCCCGGTCGAGCGTCGTTGCGGAAGTACCTGCCGACGAACTCCTCTTGTGCGAGCGCCACTCCGAGCGAGGTCATGAACAGCGAGATCGGCGAGAAGCCCGCGATCTGTCCGCCCTTGAGGACGGGGCCTCGGATGTGCATCACCGTGTCGGTGCCGTACTCGTTGACCTTGCCGCCCGTGAACAGCTCGAACAGCTTGTCCCCGGTGTCCGGGTCGCGGGTCATGCGCACCGTGTCCGGGTCGATCACATGCAGCTCGACTACCCGGCCAGTGGACTTGACCTTGAAGATGAAGGCGTTGCCGCAGCTCTCGATGGACGAGGCCACGTCCAGGATGAAGTCGAACGAGGTCGCCTCCGAGGAAGGCGTGTCGTGCAGGAGGCCGTACTGCCAGGCGTCGGAGGCGCGGCGCTTCGAGGCCAGCTCGCCCCTGTAAACCATCAGCGGCAGGGAGGCCAGTGTCTCCGAGACGAGCCTGATGCAGGCTGCGACGGCAGGCAGGCCGACCGCCGTGGAGTAGGTGACCGGTGTTCCCGAGCTGAGTCCCTGGAGGAAGCCGCCCGGTGACGGCACGAGCGCAGCAGCGGCGTTGAAGGGCCGGATCGCCCGTTCCTCGGCGTGGGATGGATAGGCACCGCGAAGGATCACGACTTCACCTCGATCATCAGGACGTTCTCGCGCGGCACCTCAAGGTGACCGGCGAGCTTGGTCGAGCGGTCTGCGGCCTCGAAGACGACGGGCGCGAGGACGACGTAGTGGCCCCGGTAGCACCCCGTCAGCACGCCCTCGATGGACGGCGTGGAGGTGCCGGGGCGGTCGGCGAGGTGCAGGACCACGCGGCGGTTGCCCCTGAGCAGCCAGAGGATGCGGAGTAGGAAGCTCATCAGTCGATGAAGAAGGCGAACGGCTCTGCGACGGGCTGCATGGCCCGGTCGTAAGCGATCACCGCTGCAACAGCGGCGTCGATCTTCCGAACGCTCTTGCGGTGGTCCTTCGTGACGTACGCGCCGTCCGGGGTCTCCTTGATGACGGCGTTGGAGAGGTGCCGGGCGAGCAGGGCGTTGCCGTCGTGGGATACGTCGCCCTGGACGACGGCGGTGTAGAGGCGCGAGCAGGCGTCGCTCATCGTGGAGCGCCGGTTGGTCTGGAAGATCACGACGGCGGAGCCGTAGGTGTCGCTCCACTCGTCGATCTCGCGGTGCCAGCCGGGAGGGTCGCAGGCCAGCTCGCGGACCCGGTAGCGCTCCATGGCGTCCTTGACGCGGGCCTTCACTTCCTCGCGCGGGACGACCCACTCATCGGGAGCGTTCTGCGGCTTCTCCCACACACCGACGACGAACAGGTGCCCGTCGTTTACACAACAGCCGACGAGCGCCGTGGCGTCGTTGTCGTAAGAGCCGTCGAAGCCGAGGACCACTTCCTCGCCGTCCTCCACGACGCGCTCGAAGTCGGCGAGCCGATCCCACGCCCCGTAGGGGAGCCACTGAGACGAAGCCCGGACGAACTGCGCGAGGTGGTAGCGCCGGAACTCGTGTTCCGGGATGCGATCCACTTCCCAGCGTGCGGCGACGCGCTCGACATCGACCCAGCTCGCCGGGTGACAGAGACGGATCGCCTCGCGCAAGCCGAGGGGGTCGTTGAGGTCTACGTTGTCGGGTGCTGAGTACCTTTCGTACAGGAATGTCGGGTCGTTGATCTCGCCTGCGTTGACCTGTTCGCCGTAGGCCACGAGCCTGCCCAGGAGCGAGTCCGGGGTGGCGTCGTCCGGGGTCGAGATGTTGAGTTCGAGGCCACCAGGACGCTTCGCAAGCGAGTTGCCGATCACGAGGTGGACGCGCTCCTTCGAGCCGGTCCACTCGTGAATCTCGTCGGCGGCGAAACAGGTCGGCAGTCCGCCGTCGTTGGTTCCGGCCTTCGCTGCGACGCGGAACATTCGGCCTACCTCGTCCTTGAGCAGGATTTCGGTGTCGTAAGCCTCCACGTAGGGCTTGAGCGGCCCTTCGACCGCCATCGTGCGCGCCGCACCGAACAGGCGGTCAGCCTGCTCGAAGCTCGCTGCTGCGACGGGGATGTTCGGGGAGAGTCTTCGGGCTGGGTTGCCGTCCTCGCCGATGGTCACCGGCCCGCACAACTCTGCGAGGGCTATCGCGGCGATCAGCTCGGTCTTGCCGCACCCCTTCGGGAGGATCATCAGCGCGCGGCGGACGATCCTCGTGAGCGTGTCGGGGTCGTATTCGTACAGCC